GCAATGTTATTTGTTCTTCATTCCATTTAAATATCATCGTTCCATTTGGTTTTAGTACTCGCCAACACTCAGATAACCCTTGTTTAATATCCTCTTGCCATGTTTGTTCTAATCGACCATATTTCAATGCCAAGAATGATTTATCACCTACTTTTAATAAATGTGGTGGATCAAACACTACTAAGTGAAAGCTCTCATCTTCAAAAGGCATCTTGCGGAAATCTGCAACAATATCAGGTTTTACAATTAACTTTCTACCGTCACAAAGAGTTGTATTTTCTGTTCTGTTATCCATGTATACAGTATCTTTGCATTCCCGATTGAACCAAAACATTTTACTACCACAACACGCATCCAATATCTTCACTAGCATTCCTTTATTAAATTCGATTTAACGCTTTCCATTCACTTAACGTAAAAGTGGAAATACTATGTTTCTTAGCAAATTCAAATTCGCCATTACAACCTCGGCTAGACTCCCACGCTGGACACAATACTAAAATGTCACAATGTCCAAGCAGGCTTAAACAGATATCTAATCCACTTTGGTAATCGTCACCAGTCAGATATACATACCCAAAGTTATGAATAGGGGAAATATAGTCATGATTAGTATCATTTAAAACCAAATTTCCCATGATCACATCAATCTTTTTACGATTGCTTTCCTTACCTCCATACGGATGAGCAACATAAACTAATTTTTTCTTCATAGCATCAACCTTTCAACGTTTCAATATGTACCCAAATCCCTGTTACTGGATTCCAATACTTTTCTGTAATTTCACTACAGACTTGAGCATCATCATTCCAGTAATTCAACTTGGTCATACAGTCCTTAAATAATTTAATAAGATTATCTGTATCTGGCCGAGTGGTTTTCCAATGTGGTGCTTTGCAATTCGCTTTACCGAAACACCACTTGGTAACCAATCGAATAGGTCCCTCTAATGGTTCACTAGGAACATGATCAGCTAAACCAGCCAAGAATATTTGTTTAGCTTGCTTTAACTTATCGGATTCATAAAAGATAGGCTTACCATGTTGTGTATTTACCTGCTTAGTTTGATGCGTAACAGTAGGAACCTTTTTAAGAGGAATGAAAAATTCAATAATCAATAACCAATCCTCCTTTATTGAGAATTTAATTGATAATAATCAAAACAATTTTTAAAGCCCTTTTGTAATGTAGGGTTCAACCTAAGGGGAAGAGGTAAGAAAAGGATGATTTTAGAAATCCTTTTCCTTACCCCCTTAGCTTGAATCCACCTTACATTGGGACACAAAATAATAACAACATACACTTATATATATAAGAGCGTTTGTTGTTATTATTGTTAACCTAAATGCAATTTTATAGATTAACAATCTTCTGGTTTAAATAACTCTCCTTTATCAACATTTAAGATTGGTGTTTCTCTTAAATATCGACGAATAGTCATTTCGCTAACTTCCATAATTTCGGCTACCCGTTTAATATCTGCTCTACCGTTAAAACCATTTTCAGCAGCGGCAATATTAAAGGCATCTACCAGTTGCTCTTTTTTCTTTTCCTTAGCAGCTTTTTTGCGTTTATTTATAACATTAGCGCCTTTTTGTTGCGGACTATCAAATTGAGCCATTGCAAGGAACCCGTTTGTATCCACTTTGTGAATAGGGTATTCAAACCATAAATCCACTGGTTTAAACTTAGGATATTCTCGGAGTGTTCCTTCCATTCGCCATGCAGTACATTGGCTAGTATCAATAGGAGCATCTTGGAGTTTATCCTCGTTCATGTTCTCGAGTTCAAGTTCTAGTAAGTCAAGTAATGCATCTGGATCACGAGCGAATACACCGGAGCCGGATGCACGGTCCATAGACCGTTTACCAGTTTGGCTGCCTTTTGAATGGTGATGACAATAAATAACTGCGCATTTAAGTTCAGTACATACCTTGTCAAACTGATTACAAAAATTCGCCATTTGATCAGCGCTATTTTCATCACCTGTAATAACCTTATAGATAGGGTCAATAATGATAGCCTTGTAATTACGCTTTTGAGCCCTACGAATTAACTTAGGAGCCAACTGGTCCATTGGTAATGACTTACCACGTAAATTCCATATGGATATATTCCCAATGTTGGTTGGTTGCTGTTCAAGGGCCTCATATACATCTTTAAACCGATGCAAACAGGATGCCCTATCAAGTTCCAAATTGACGTATAGGACCTTACCTTGTGTACAGTCAAATCCAAACCACGGCTTACCTTCAGCAATGGAAATGCATAATTGAATTAGCGCAAATGATTTGCCGGCTTTAGATGGTCCAGCAATGAGCATCTTATGTCCTTCACGAAGAATCCCTTCAATTAATGGCGGTGCTAGGTCTGGCATGTTATCCCATAATGCGTCAAGTTCTTCTGGTTCCGGTAAATCATCATTAACGGATGCGATCCATTCTTCCCATTCCTTATAGTTTTCTTTACCAATATTGGTTGCCATAAGAAATTGTGGTTTGCCGTCACGCATAACACCCGGCATTCTAGATAATCGGCTAGGATTTCGATTCTTTTTATCCGGTTTAAAGCCATTCTTTTGAGCAATGGAATATATAAAGTCAACACGCTTTCTGTATTCCTCATAGGAGTAAGCATCTACTTTAACGATTGCATGAATTGATTTACCACCACTAAATACCATGGCTGCAATTGGTAACTCTAATTGTTCAAGAATAGCTTTTTGCTTTCCGAGTGACATATTGTCAGATTCCAAGAGCATATACCGAAATGCGGTTACGTTATCATTCTTAACACCTTTACCATCAATTGGATTAAAGCGAATCCATGCGCCCATTTCTTTGTTAAAGCTGCCAAACACATTTTCTAATTGTGTTGTACCATTAATACCATCTATGATTTGTTGTACCGTACGACTATAATTTCCCATCGTAGGAGACTGTTTGCCGTCCGGTAAAGCAAATGTATTAACGACATATCCAACGTACTCCTCTGGCTCAAATAACGTGGTCAAATAGGTAAGTATATCTCGCTTACGTTGCTCTAAAGGATAGGATTTAGGAATTGTAACATCTGATTCTTCAATCCAGTTCTTATCAACAACTTGATATTGTTCCGGAGTTGTGGCTAATACCATGGAGTCAAAACTTAACGCTTCATTGCTTTCAAGCTTGCGTTTTGATGTCCATCCATTTTCTTTTGCCATTTGAGTGATCGTGGCACCTGTAACAAGTTTTCCAGTATACCGACCAAATGACTCCCATTTAGCAGCACATTCACCTTCATGGAATCGTTCTCCATCATCTGCAGACCATTCTTCCCATATAAACATAGGATAGCCCTCTTGATGGAGAGCAAGTCCTACGTTTAACCATTCCTCATAGGAGCATTGGGCAGGGTCTATATATTCGAGTAGTTCTCGTAAATCAATTTTGCTTTCCATGTTTACTCCTTACCATTGAGGAACGAATTCTTCTACAGGTGGCTTGTATGTAGCAGGTACTACACCTTTAGGAATGCGCCAACCACTAGCACTAATACGACTAATCATCTTAGAGGCTTGGTTATTGCTCCATGTTCCTACATTTTTAAATCCTTTGTTTTCAAGGAATCTAATTTGTTTAGGGGTAGACAATCCTTCTTCACGACGTTTTTGCAATCTATCAATTAGCATAGATGCTTTTCCAGCATCTTCAATACTGTCACCATTGATACCAAATTGCTCAAGAGTTTTCTTTTGGCTATCCGTAATAGATGTCATTTGCCAACCAAAAGCTGGTACATAATGTGTAAGGTCTTCGGCTTGAATAGAAAACTCGAATTGTAATGGATCAACAAGTTGCGCTTTTTTCTTGCGCATAGCAGCAAGTTCTTTTGCAAGTGCTTCTTCACGTTGAGCCAATACATCAGATTCTGCATCCCTTTCGCATTCTTCAAGGTCCATTCCTTTTTCTTCAAGAATTTCCGTCATGCGTTTTGCCACATCATCTGACTTAGCGATTAAATGAGCAGGCCTACATAATTCGTGACGTTCTACATGCCATAGAAAATCTAAAATTAATAGATGATCTTTACCCGGCGAAAGCCGTGTGCCACGTCCTATCATTTGACAATACAAGGCACGAGACTGAGTAGGACGTAATACAATAACACAATCAACGCTTGGACAATCCCATCCTTCCGTGAGCAACATTGAATTACAAAGTACATTATATTTACCTTCAGCAAATGCTTGTGTAATTTCTGTGCGGTCTTGGCTTTTACCGTTTACTTCTGCTGCTTTAAATCCTCGTTCATTAAGAATTTCACAAAATCGTTGACTGGTAGCAATTAAAGGTAAGAACACAACGATTTTTCTATCTCTATATTCCATTAATTTATTGGCTATTTCCTCTAAGTAAGGCTCTAATACCCTACCGATATCTCCCACAGCAAAATCACCAGTTGAAATCTTAACCGATGAGATATCTAATGTGAGCGGTAATGTTTGCACCTTAATCTTAGACAAGAATCCCTCTTGAATAGCTTTAGGTAACGTGTACTCAAATGCTAAACTTTCAAATACACGCCCTAAATTTTTCATATCTGAGCGATCTGGTGTAGCCGTTACACCTAAGACTTTTGCTTGGTCAAAGTAATTTAATATAGCTTGATAGCTACTAGATACAGCATGATGTGCTTCATCAATGATAATGACATCAAAGTACGTTTTACTGAACATTGACAATCGTTTGTCTTTACATAATGTTTGAACAGAACCTACTATGATGCGGTCCCATTGTCCAAGACATGTATGTTCAGCTTTTTCCATTGCCGTTGTAAGCCCTGACGCACTCATAATTTTGTCAGAGGCTTGTTGCAATAGTTCTTCACGATGCGCAAGGATAAGAACACGCTTACCCCT